GGCCACAAATGGGGTTCCTTTGATTATGCATCACAAGAACCAAGATGGTTAGTTCATTATTGTGCCACCTTGACAGGTGTAGATAAACATCCACTGATTGATGATGTTGTTAAAATGTATCACGATGGTAATGCTGACTTTCATCAGATGGTGGCAGATATGGCTAACATTCCTAGAAAACAAGCCAAGACAGTTAATCTTGGTATTATGTATGGTATGGGTAAAGGTAAACTTGCCAATGTGATGGACATAGATACAGACGAAGCATCTAAACTTTTAGAAACATATAATCAGAAAGTTCCTTTTCTGAGATCCTTGTCAGACAAAGCCATGGATCGTGCAGCGAGCACGGGTGTGATAAGAACTTGGTTGGGCCGTAAGTGTAGATTTGATATGTATGAACCTGTGTCTTATGGATTCAACAAGGCTTTACCAATGAAAGAAGCTATAAAAGAATACGGAGAAAAAGGTAGAGTAAGAAGAGCATTTACATACAAAGCTTTGAATAGATTGATTCAAGGATCGAGTGCTGACCAAACCAAGAAAGCTATGGTTGAATGCTACAAAGAAGGACTGTGCCCAACGTTGACCGTACATGACGAACTTTGTTTCAATATAGAAAATCAAAAACAAGCGGATAAGATTGTAGAAATCATGACCACTTGCATTCCTGATTTAAAAGTACCTTTTGAAGTAGACACTGCCCTATGTAATAATTGGGGTGAGGTTGATTAGTAAGTAGACTTTGCGTACAAATCATGTAGCTCTGACATAGGATCATCTACAGGCTTTTCTTTTTCAAAAATTTCATATGCATGAGATCTAATATTTGATCTGTGTATACCTATATCTTTTAGCGTGGCATCATCCAAACTGTGTAAAGCTGTAATTGTTCTTCCTATTTTAAATTTATAAAACCAATTTGATAACATTCGTATTTCCTTTTTTTATGTTTGTGCTTAACTCTGCATTTTTTATTTATACATTTCTTCTAAACAATAGAGAACAGAGCAAAAATGAAACATATTGTTGCTGAAAAGGCATGAATTGATTCTATGATATGTATTATAACTGTACAAAAGAGAAGACTATTCTAGGTAGGAATCATACCAGAGTCTTTTGTTTCAACGATTCTGAGGCATCTGAGAGACTTATTTTTGACAAAAAAAAGAACTCAGGATAGCTGAGTCCGTTTTTTCCTAGTGCATCTAGTTGCATCCTCTTACAAATGCCATATGGTTATCCCTTTGTAAGAGCATTTTATTATTTAATAGTAAATAGCAATTAAAGTCAACTATTTCCTTAACTCTGCATTATTTTTTTTCGTTCTTCGTCAGACATTTTAGTCCAATTAGAAATTTGTTCTAAAGTTCTGTGACAACCAATACAAATATTATTTTCTATTTTGCAAACGTTTTGGCACGGGCTTACAATAGGCTGTGATCTTTCTGGTCTTGTCATTGGGGTATGGAATCTCTGGTTGTTCGTTTAGTCGTCTAGCAAAATACAGGCAGTCATTAACATTTGGAAATGTTTGATCCTGGTTAATTATTATCGTGCCTATCATATAGACTAAAGCAAACTCTATCATTCATCTTTGGTTTTCCAAAAGTATTCATCTGTATCGCCAAGTCTGAATTTTTGACCATTCTCAACTTGATACTCTATTGTACTCACTTTGAAGTCTGGTTGCAATGGCTCGTCTGGTGTCAAAGAGTTGTCATAGACTCTCATTCTATTGTTTGGATATAAACAATACTGTCCGTTCTTTAGTTCTAACAGATTAAATGATTTGTGTTCTGCTGGTGATTCACTGGTGGCATAATCAATTACGTCTGGATCTTGATGATAGTTATCTATTGTACAAATGTATCGACCCATCATTGCACCGTGATCCCTGGTAAGAATTTCAAAGTCCATTGATCCTATAAATTGTTTACAAATAGATACCACGCCATAATCCATACAATTCCAAAACTGAAGATTGAAAAG